CCCCCAGCCCGCCCTCGTCCACCACCACCAGCGTCGGCTTGAACTCCTCGATCACGTCGATCACGCGCCCCACCACCTCCATGGTGTCGTCGCCTCGGTAGCGCCGGATGCCGATGATGTCTCTGCCTTGCCTGATAGCGATGACCGTGGCGTCCGCCCCGAACCGCGCCGGGTCCACCCCCACCACTATCGGTGCGCTCTGGTCCTGCGATGGCGGCCGTGACTGCGCGTCCATGACCAGCGATGACGGTATGAACTGGTCATCTGATGCGTTCGGGAACGCCCCGTAGACCTCCACATGCGCCTGCGCGGAGTCGGGTCCATACTCGTCGATGATCTGCTGATAAACGGCCTTGTCAGTTCCCTCCACCCCTCGAGCGTCAACAACCTTGTTTCGCCAGAAGTCGCGCTTGGAGTTGAAGCACTCGTAGAAATATCCTGTGTTTCGGCGGGGGTTGCTAAAAGCAAGCCAGAAACGATTAGGAGTATTCTCCGTGAAGAAGCCGCTGGCCACCGCCCATATACTGTCATCAATACCACTCGCCTCATCGAACACCAGCATGACGCCCGCGAAGTTGTGGACGCCCGCGTAACTGTCAGGGTTCTCTGCTGACCACAGCCGCCCCTCAACGCCCCAGTAGCGCGTGCCCAGTTTCAGGTCGCGCTCGACCAGTTCCGCGATCCACTTGGCCGGCAGCACCCGCGTTGCGCTCACCTCGAACCAGTGGGTGTTGAGGGACATGGACAGCCATTTGGTGATCTCGGCCCACGTCACCGAGCGAAGCTGCGCCTCACTGTTGGCGCTAACGATGGTCGTGGACCCGATACGGGTCGTCAGCATCCATATGACTAGCCAACTGACGAGAGCCGACTTGCCGATGCCGCGGCCTGAACTGGTGGCCATGCGGAACGTCTCAAAGTCCACCCGGCCGTTGTTCTGTTTGATATGGTCCCGCAGGTCTTGCAGCACCTCCAACTGCCAGCGTCTAGGCCCAGTAAAATGCTCAAGCGGCGTTCCCGCCTTCCCCCACGGGAACGCCAGCCTCACGAACGCCACCGGATCGTTCTTCACCTGTGGCGACCACATAGTGGCCATCAGCTTCTGTTCTTCGTCCGCTGAGTATATCGGCGTCTGCACCTTCAATAACCCTCATCTGCGCCTCTTCCAGCGCGGCTAAGATAGATATGCGTTGCTCGACCTGCACCTGCACCGACTGCGGCGCGGTCCACTTATGCACATGCTTGAGGATGTCCAACGCCGCCTTGGTGTCGCCTTGGAGGGCGGCGTCTCTTAGAACGCTCGCCATCTCGGCCTCACTCTCGGCGCGTCCCTTCTGTTCGGCATACTCCGCGATGGGGTCCAGTTGCGTGAGCCGCCGATATTCCAGCGGCGTCAGCCCCGCCGCATACGCCAGCGCGTCACCTTTTAGGCCCTTTCGCGCGGCCGTGTAAATGCGCTCTAGCACCGCCTCTGTCGCGGCGATCTGGCGCGGTTCGTATGGAAGGCTCTCAAACGTCATAAGACCTTTTATCACAAAAAATAAAAAAGTTCGCGTGATGGCTGCGTATTTTTTAACGGAGAGCCCAAGGCCCAGCCCCCCTGCCTCGTTCCCGCTTGCCACGTTATAACATTGCGTAACGTTATAACATTGCGTGCGCCGATAGGCGGCGCGACATTCTCCCAACATCGCGCCGCCCGGCGCGCCCGTTCTCTTCGAGCTCTGCCAGTGTAAGCGCCGCTCGCCTAACGCGCAACCAAGCTCAAAAAGAACAATGGGCGAACGTCGAGCAAAACTGCATATGTCGATGAAAGATTTTTTCGGCAGCTTTTGACGCGGGCGCGGCGGGGCGAGGTTAGGCGAGTTAGGCGATATAGGCGATTCTAAACCGCCTAACAAATCCGCCACAGATAAATTTAATCTACATATTATTACTGTAAAATTCTTAAGATTCAAATAACTACCATCTATCTGTCTAATAACCTATCAATAGGATTTTAAAAGCATTTCGCGCGCCGTCGACTCGCCTAAGCCCGGCATATATCGCTTGGCCAACTCGCCTAGATAAAAAAATCCTTGACGGACAGAAAATCACGCCCTACTCTGTAACCTATCCACAATGTAGGAGGTTAGGTCACATGTATGCAAATCAGATAATCGAGCTAATCGCCGCCGCGCTCGTCGCGGTCGTCGTGTTTACCCACGCCATCCCGGCTATCATCTAACAGCGCCGCGCCTAACCCGCGCGGCGCTGTAACCTATCAACATAGGAACGAAGACAATGATAACAACTGCACAAGACATGCTCACCGCTATCAAGCGGAATCAGTTCACAGGTGTGATCCTTTATGAAGGGCCAAGCGCCATCAATGGCGCGCCGATCGTCGTTATTGCAAATCGCATTGTGGCAAAGTCTAACAACGATAAGACCGGCGCAATGGTGCAAACCTTCATATTGGCCGCCGACGTTAACCCGTTCCGCGCGTTGCAGGATGGCCGGGACGATGCTGTTTGCGGCGACTGCCCACAAAGACCGTTTAACGGAGGCAATTGTTATGTCGACGTGGCGAAATCGGTTGTTAGCGTCTTTGGCGCTTATCAGCGGAATCGATACGCCCGGCCGGGCGTCGACTATTGCGCCGAAATTCTGCCCGAACTATTCGCCGGGCTAGCGTTCCGGCTTGGCACTTATGGCGATCCGGCCGCGGCTCCTTTCGCTATATGGCAAGCTTGCACTGCTAAGGCCAAGAAGATCACAGGTTACAGCCACCAATGGCGCAATCCGGCCTTCCAAGCCTTTAGCGCGCTTTGCATGGCGTCATGCGAAACGGAATCCGATCAATTGCTGGCGAGCGCTTGTGGTTGGCGTACGTTCCGCGCCAAGCGGGCGGCGGAGCCGAAAGCCCGTTCTGAGATTGGTTGTCCAGCGGCCAAAGAAAATGGCGCGAAGACTAGTTGCGCTTTGTGCGGCCTATGCGCCGGGAATAGCTCTAATTCGCCGCGCGACATTGTCATCAACCTTCACGGGTTCCGTGTCGGAAAGAAAGGCTAAGATAATGCGAGCTATCCTAGTTCACGCCGTAACGGCGTACGACCGTAAACAATCCACAAAGCGCGGCTACAATATCTACGCGCTTGGCCAGTATCTAGCGCGCGTCGACGACGTGCTGGCGGACATTGACGCGGGCGCTAACGTCTTTGACGCTATTAACGCGGGTTTTAGTGGAACGCTATTGCGTCACGTCACAAAGACAGTCCAAAAAGTCTGCCCTGACCTACCGCCCGCAACCATGCCAAAGAACGAAGGCGCTTGGACCTATCAACCCGTAAAGAAAGGTTAAGATCATGAACATCAAAGAATGGTGCGAAGCGAACTGGCAGTCCAAGGGCGTCTTTCACGCCGCCAATGGTAACGTATTCACCATGTCGGAAGATGGCCGGCCGCAAGTGAAAGCGGGGCATACGTGGCAGTATACGTCCAAGGAAACCAAGCGCCGCCAGAAGGGCTTTGCCATGTATAACCCAAAGCTAAAGGATATTATTCTCGCGGAAGCAACGCGGGAAATGCGGCCAATGAAAGTCCCTGCTAAATCATGGAAGGAAGACGATAAAATTCAACCTATGCCGCATTACACTTGGCCAAAGGCAAGCCCGGCCACCGAACCGGCCAAGGAAACGCGCAAACGTGTCAGCCGTAAGCGAATCGAGCAAGCGGCGGCCATACTGGCCAAAGTGCCGGAAGGCGAACTAGCGGCCTTCCTAAGCCGCTTTGGCTTAACCCTATCGGCCGCCGCCGCTATCGCCGCAACGGGCGACGTCGAGGCAATGGCGCGCGAATTTTTGAGGGCAGTAGCATGAGCAACTATATCATTTACGAATTGGACGAGTTCCAACCTTGGCCCGGTCAAGCCTGTTATCTATACGGGACGGCTATGCTCACGTATCTCTGGGAAAGCCCGGACCCTAGCATTGGCTGGCGCGGCGGCCCGACTAACATCAGGCTCCAAAGCCTAGTGATTAGCGGCGATGACGAGTCAATGATCGTGCCGCGCGGTTCGCACTTGTTTGACGCCGCTGCGGCTACTCTTGAAGCAAGCGACCACGTTGCGCAGAAATGTGTGGAGGACCATGACAATGGCTAGAATGAAAGACTATTTCGAATTCAGCCAGCTATTGCATTGGCTTTCGGAAGAGGCCCTTGCGATCATGTTGGAAACAGAAGCGGATTCGTTCCGCGCGTCTATCATCACGAACGAAATTGAGGCCCGACATGCTAAGCTGGCACCAAGAGAGACAAGCCCTCGAAATGCACGAACTGATTCGGGAAGTCGCGGCGACGCATAACATCTCAACAGAGTATCTAATCGGGCACACGCGGCGCGCGGGCGTGGCGTGGGCGCGGTTCGAGATCATGCACCGCGCCCGGCTAGAGCTGGGAATGTCCTACAAGCTAATCGGTCGCGTCCTAGGCGGGCGCGACCATACGACGATCATGTATGGGGTGAGACGCTATGAAACCTACCGAAACCGTGGCAATCTTGATTGCCGTCCTGATTGAAATCTTTTTGGGGGTCAAATAAATGTGGCAAGAACAATTCGAGGAGTATGGGGCCGTTGTGCCGGACTGGCCGCAGGATCGCCCCTGCTATGAAGTCAACCCGCCCCTATGGGCGTTCTGGCGCAAGATAGAGCCTGGCACGAAAGAGCACCCCATCTTGACAGAACAAGAAATTGTTCGGCGCTTGGATATGCTCTATTTCGGCGACGGAACTTGCAACACCGGCTGAACGCTGCTAAAAGACTTGTGACGCCTTGCGGTGTCACTTTCCTCCCCCGACTTGGAGCCCCGCGCGAGCGGGGTTTTCTTTTATGACGCAGGCCGAGTTCGAACGGCGCCTGAAGGCGCTTCAGCAAGAGGTAACGGAAGCTTACCTGAAGGGCTATTCCGAGGCGCGCGACCGCGCCCAGTGGAACCTCAACGCCGCCTATGCCGAGAACGAGCGCTTACGACTCGCACTGGAATCGGCGTTGGTTGACATAGCCAAATTAACAGCGCCTCAAGAAAAAATCTGACCATGGCCCAGGCCCTCTATCAAGCGTCCGGCCTGCGCATGATTATTTCCGTTTGGAGCGGATATAGGTGAGATAGTCGAGCAGTTCAGTCTCTTCTTCGGCACTGAGATTGTCGATCGAGAAGGTCGCGGCTCTACCGTGCTTTTCACCGTCGACACGGCTCGACGCGGGCACGATGTACCCCGCGCGCTCCATCAGCGTTTCGTAGGCGACGCCCAAGGCGGTCGATAGCGCGTACAGCACATGCGGCGACGGTTTCGTAACCTTGCCGCTCTCCAACTGGCTCAGATACGCGTTCGAGATCTCCTTACCCGTGGCTTCTTCAACCTCGCGCAGCGACATCCGCATGTCCTGGCGGGCCTTCTTCAGAAACGGTCCGAGTGAAGGGTTGGCATGCGTCTCCATGGGTTTGTCATCGGGCATCGATGCTCCTCTGATTGTGCCTGCCGGACGCAGAGTCCGACCGAATAGTTATGGGCCGATCTTGGGCCTCTTGGTGGGCCTTGCAAAGCCTTTCCACCGTTTCCGGCGGACATTCATCGTCCCCCGGCGTCGCGGCCCAGTCAAGATATTCGTCGGCGGCCTCGGTTAATTCTACCAAAACCGGCATAACGACCGAATAAAGATCAACCTTTGATTCCGACGACATTCGGCGCGTCCCTTCCTTCACCCGTGATTCGCGCGAGCTCGCGCCTTACGTCCGAACGGGTCCAGTCGCGCAGGGCCGGGCGCACGAAACAATGTTTTTTCGATTTATAGTCGGTCGAATAGCAGAGCCCTTTGTCAATCCATCCGGCCTCTTTCAGGGCATGAAACAGCGCCGGCTGGACAACCTTAACAGAACCATTCGTGGCGTCGGTCATGTCCTTGACGATCTTATGCCAGGGACCGGCGATAATATCGACGTTGAACGGCGCATGGCCGGCTTCGATCTCATGAAAGATGTAACCCTCGGCGTTGCTCATGCCAACATAAATAAGCTTCTGCTTGTAATCGGTCATGGGAGGCATGGCCTGGGGGCCGAACTTGGACACGTCGCGGGCGCGCAGCCAGCCCGCCACGGCCTCGAAGCCGCCAGCCTTATACCAACGCCAGAGCGCGTCGGCGGCGGCGTGGGTCATCTTGGGGGCCTCGGACCAGACGCAGAACCAGCGCCGATCATCCGAGTCGAGCGTGATCGGCATGTCTTCGTTGGTAAACGCGAGCATGAAGATGCGATTGACCATATCGTAGGGGTGAAGG